AATCATTATATTTAGTTTTTATAATATTTGTTTTTCCATAAACTGCATTGTCTTTTATGTTACCACCTTTTATTACAGATGAACGAACTCTATTCAATCCACTTTTTTCTCTTTCTTCTTTTATTGGGTAATAATTTATTTTACCATTGCCAAAAACTAATATATTTTCGTGTTGTTTCATTGGTGTTATTTTAGCATTTAAAGGATTACCGCCCATATTTTTAAACCAAATCCACTCATACTTAAACATATTGATATTACTCATTATTAGAGCACTTGTAAAAGGTTGACTACCAAACAAAGCTATAACTCCATTTGGTTTAATTATTCTATTTAGTTGTTCCCACATCAAATCAAAGTCTATAACACTATCCCATTTACATGCTGTAGTTCCATAAGGCGGGTCAGTTATTATTGCATTAATACTTTTATCTTTTATTGTTTTCATTATATCTATGCAGTCACCTTTATATAGTTTCATAATTTTTAATATAAATAATATTCGCCTAAACTTGGGTTTTGTAATTGATAGCTAACTGCATATCTTAACGCATCAATAGCATGGTTAAAATTGTCAACAGGTGTTTGACTTTTCTTTTCTAACCAACAATAATTGTTAAGCTCCTTAATTAATTCTGTGCTATCTTCAGTAATTACTAAATCATAATCTTGCAATAAACTTATTCCAAATGTAATTGAACCTTGCCCTTTTATTGCTGGAACAATATTACAATCTTTGCTTAATTCGTTTATTAGTCTTGGTTCAGCACTATCACCCACTATTAAATGATCAGCAGCAAATTTTTTATTTAATACTGATATTTCGCTTGTAGTTAGTTTAGGCTGGTAAAAACATAATTGAACATAAATAACTTTATTTTGTTTATCTATACTTGTTTTAACTAAACTACTTGGATCATTCGAAAATCCGAAGTCTTGTCCAAATACAATTTTACCTACTTGCTTAAATTCTCCAATGCTCCAATTACTAAAGATAACACCCTCTGCTTTATCAAGCCATGCACCTTCAATAGTATGTTTATAACGTTCGGGCCTTCTTTCTTTCATTGTTTGTATTTGCTTTAAATAGCTAGGTGATAGGTTTTCAATATTATCTAAATACGTTGTATGAATGTATGTTGTGTCATCTTTAGTTATGTTTGAACCTGCTTCGACTCCCCTGCTTTCAAACCAACGTTGATAAATAAAATGTTCTTTTGTACTTGGGTTTAATATTAATATAACTCTATTATCTTGAGCTATATTCCTAACAGACAAATCAATCTTATCAAAAATGTTTTCATTATTTAATTCCTCTGCTTCATCCATAACCCAGGTAGTGATGCCCTGTAATGATTTAAGATTTGCAGTTTGATCTCCTGATGAGGTTTTTATCCCTCTGAATATTATTTTACTGCCATTAGATTTGTTAATTATTTCATCTTTTGTTATTGTAAAATTATTAGTAACGTTAAGCAATTCTAACTTTTCAATAAATTCTGGAATAATTGAAATGCTAGCAGCTCGCAAAGTATATCTAGTAAATAAAATTGTGTGATTAGATTGGTACGTTAAGTATAGTAATATTATATTTATTGCAAATGATTTGCCCGAACCACGTCCACCCGTAACAATAAAATAACGTGCATCAGATGTTGCAAATACATTATATTTACTGCTTAAACTTAATGCCACTAATTAACTTTTTAAAGTCATGGTTAACAGTTTCAGTTGTGTTCATATCAACGGTATCTTTAAGCCTACCGTACAAATTATCATATAAAGTATTGAAAGCCTGCACATCTCCTTTTTTAATTGCTTTTTCAACCATAGCTTGAACCATTAAATATTCGTTTGTTTGCCATTGGGTTTCGCCCGTTTGCGGGTTATCTGTTTTAACTAATAATGATAATATTTCTTTTATTATTGTGCTTCTATTCTTGCTGCCTTTTGGCCTGCCTATTGGGTTGCCGCTTTGTCCTTTAGTCCATTCGTGTTTCTTTATATCCTCCTTGCTCATTATCTGCTGTATTTGTGCTGTTAATATTTAAGTTAATATTTTTTTTTAAGTATTCTTTTAGTTTGTTTTCTGCTTCTTTTTTCCATTTACTTTTTTTCATATTCGTTATATAATTTTTTCATTGTGTTATATAATTCTTTTACGCAGCTGCCACAAGTTGAAGGTTTTTTGTTATCGTTAAAAACTCTGTTGTGTATTTCTAATAACGCTGTTTGTTCGCTTGCTGATAATATTAATCTATTTATTTTAAAAAAGCTTTTCAAAAACATATATTCTCCCTCGTTTAAACATTCTATTTGTTTATAAGGAAATAATTTATTCAATTTTTCTTTTCTTTTGTCGCATCCACAATCCTTTCCTAACTTATCAAATATCCATTTTGTGGCTGCTTTAATTCCTGTCGCTTTTGTGACCTTTTCTATGCTATCACCTAATCCTTTACTTTTCATATAAACGTTTTTTTATTTTTTTTTTACATTTATTAATTACTTCAAATACTGTAACATGACCTAGCTTTGTTTCTTTTGCTAAACTTCTAACACTATTAAATTTTTTAGTATATAGTTTTAACAGCTTTTTATCAAACCAATAAAAATTGTTTATTAGATTATTAATGTCTTCTTCTAGATATTTTGAATTTTCGTTGCTAGCTACATTTAAAATTTCTAAATTTTCATTTTTATTATATTTGTTTTTACGTTTTGCTTCTATTTGTATTATTTGTAGAATAGTTTTTTTTATTATACCAAAATGCGGTTTATCATTAATAATTACCTCATCAGCTTTCAATTTTTTATTATGTAATTGTTCTGCAATACTTAAATACATTTCTTGTATGATATCTTCAATAAAATATTGATCTTTATTATACATTAAATTAAAAGCTATTTGCATGCATTCTTTTTGATGTTTATATAATATTTTAAGAACTTCGTTTGCTTTCATTTCTTAACTCGTCCAATTCTAGTAACAAATTTACAAAATCTTGAAATTTAAAAGCAACATAATCATTTTCAAAGTTTTTAGTAAATACAACAACAGGTGTTTTTCTTGTGCCTGCTGCATCGCCTTCACTTTGATGTAGTGCTTTCCAAATGTTTAACTTTTCTTGGTTTTTACATTCCCAACTATACTCGGATAATATTCCGCTTGTTGTTAGTATGTCACCTTTTATAGAAAGTCCCCCACTGTTTGGTGTTCTTCTTATATTAGTATCAAATTTCTTTGCTAGTTCTTTAGCAATTTTTAATTCGAACCTTTTCCCTTTTTTATTAGCATTCATCAAATATAGTTTGTTGTTTGACATTTTCTTTTCTAGTTATTCCTAATACAGTTTCAAGTATTGTTTTACCCGCTTCATAGTCAACTAGGTTTCTTGCAATTTTATTAGTTGGTTGACTTCCTTTGTACTTAAAAAAATCGTAATCGTGGAATGCGCATAGGTTTTTTACTTCGTTAGAACCTTCGCTAATTTTTACTTTTCTTTTACTTAAAATATTTGGTAAATTAAAATTAGTCCAATATAAGTGCCTGCCTCTTTTTTTAGCGGGTATTAATGGTTCATAATATGGTATTACGTTTTCAACTACATACTTGCCTTTAAAATGATGTTGTAAAAATAAAATTTCTTGATACAAACTCATATTTGGATATATTGGGTTTTTTCCATTAGCACCTACCCCCCAATACCTAGCTCTACTATGTGTGGGGCAAGGCGGCGAACTCCATATAAAGTCAAACTCTTTATAGTGGCCTAACAAATATTGATGTGCATCAGTTACAATGACAGTATCATTTGGAAAACGATCTTGATATAATCTTGCACATTCAGGGTCTAACTCAACCGCAGTAACTTGTATGTCTGTAACCTCATCCCATTTGTAACGATTACCACCTAAACAAGCATACAAATTAAGTATCTTCATTTTTGGAAATGTTTTCTTATTGCTGCTCCTAGCTCTGCGTTATTTGGATATATAGCACATAAATAACTTATACTGTTACTAATAATATTTTCATTTTTATAGTAACTGTCCTTGACTTGTCTGTGTTT